ACGAAGGCGACACCATCTTGGATAATTGCATGGGCAGTGGCACAACCGCCATCGCAGCCATCCGCGAAAGGCGCAACTACATAGGCTTCGAGATGAACAAGGAGTATTATGAAAAAGCGTGCAAGCGCATAGAAGCAGAGCAGATGAACCTTACATTGTGGTAGGCCTCGGCATCGGCTACCAACCCCACCCTATCGCCCGAAGAGTAGAACATAAAAATATTTAAGAATATGAATCTACCCTTCGGGCTTGTTGTATCTAAACGCGAAGCCCAACCAACACAAGCAGCACCGGCAGCAACAGGGGCAAACTGGCTGGAGAACGTGCTGACCCTGGGCGATAGGAAGGGGATGCAGATAGCGGCTGTATATAGGTGCGTGAATCTCATCTCCGACGGCATTGCTGTAATGCCATTGCGCCTGAAGTACCGCCCCAAAGTCAATGACGTGTTCCGCACGATGGAAACCAACGACCGCGAGCGCTGGCACTATCTGCTCAACGTGAAGCCCAACGAGTACATGAGCGGCTATATGCTCAAGAAATGCGCAGTGATGCAGATGCTGCTGCACGGCAACGCCTTCATCATGTGCAAGAACGAAAGCGGGCAGGTAGTAATGCCCTCAAGCGGACAGGTACACACCATCCACCTGCTGCAATCGGCCCCAGGCTACAACCAGGTATCGAACAAGTACACCGTGGCAGATATGTATAACCGCATCAACGGCACATACGGAAGCGACTATGTGATCCACCTCAAGAACTGCCCGACTGATGGCGGCTATTGGGGCACAAGTGTAGTGAGCCACGCACGCATGACGCTCGAACTGAGCACCACCAGCGAGCAGCAAGCACTCAAGCAGGTGGCCAACGGCGGCAGAGGTAAGTATGTGCTGGGCTACGATCAGAAAGATGCAACCTTCGGCACACACTCGCAGAAGCAGAAGCAAGCAGCCGCGCTCGACGTTCAGGATTTGCTCTCGAAGCAGGACGTGGTGACATTGCCCAGCAAGGAGATGACCTTGCAGAGCCTCGTAATGAGCGCAAACGATATGCAGTTCATTCAGAGCCGCGAGTTCTCGATAAAGGAGATTGCCCGATGGTTTGCCGTGCCGGTATACAAGCTGGGCGAACAGACATCGAACTACAAGAGCGTAGATGCTGCACAGGTGGACTTCTACAACGAAGCGCTCAAACCTCTGGCTTCGCAAATTGAGATTGAGATGCACGGCAAAGTAACCACCGCCGAGGATTGGTACAAGTACAAGTTCGATTTTGACGAGACACCGCTCTTCAGCATGGACTACGCAAGCCGCGCAGCATGGATGAAGGCGCGACTGGAGACAGGCGTAGCAAGCGTGAACGATCTGCGCCACGAGCTCGACATTGAGAGCATACCAGATGGCGACACCATCCTGATGAGCGCCAACCTCAAGAGCATATCGACCCTCAAGAATGAGGGCGCATCGGCAACCAATAAAAACGTAGCACAATGATGGTGAATGAGACAAACCGAGAGACCGTGCACACCTTGATAGCCATCGGCTTGATAGTAGTGGGTGTAGTGTTCGCCACAATGGGCTTCTTCGCAGATCCCGTTGGCGAAGTGTCGAACAGCGTGATTGGCATCGTGGGCGAGTTCCTCTCGCTGGCGGGTGCGCTACTGGGCATAGTTCAGTATGTGAACAACCGCATCACGAAGCTGGAGGATAAATTCTTAACAAAGGAGAACTAAGAGATGGAAGCAATTTTCATAACCGTAGCAGAGGCAAAGGCGCAATGCAACATCGAAGCCACCGAGACTGCCGACGATAACCTGCTGGCGCTCTATGCTGCAGCTGCCGAGGCCACCGTGCTAAGCCAATGCAACCGCAGCCGCCTGGAGGCGCTCGATGAGTACGGCCCTGCCCTGCCCGAAGAACTGAAGGCCGCTATGCTGATACTGGTGGCGCAGATGTATAAATACCGCGAGCTATCGACCCAGGACGCCATCAACAAGGTGCCCGGCACCTACTGGGCACTCATAGCTCCACACGTTAAACTATCTAACCGCCGACTTGAAGATGATTAGTGCCGGACTATTGAACGAATGGGTAACGCCCATCGCGCCCACCACCACGCGCGATGCCTACGGCAGCCAGACCATCACCTGGACGGAGCAACCCAAGCGCCGTGCCCGTGTGACGTGGCTCAGGGGCAACCGTGCCATAGACGTAGGCGAACAGTGGATGGCGGCAAGCATCACCGTCACGCTGCGCTACACCTCTGCCATCAACGAGCGCCAGCGCCTGAAGTGGGAGGGCCGCGTGTATCAGATAGACAGCTGCAACGGCTCTCGCTCGTCGGGTGTGCTGACAATAACTGCATCGCGGCTACCAGATGCGCAGTAATGAGCGATAAATAAAAACATAGAAATATATGGAAAACAAAGAAGAAGCTAAACTGAAGATGCGTGTAGCCTTCAGCCCGGACAACCTTAGCATACGCAAGGCAGAAGAGGGTAAGGAGGAAAGCCGCATCGTTGAAGGCAGGGCTATCGTCTTTAATGAGGAAACAACCCTCTGGGATGATAATTGGGATCGCTGCCGTGAGATTATCAGTCCATCTGCTTGTACTGCTGAGTTCCTCAAGACTCAGGACGTAAAGCTCAATATGCTGCATGAGCGCAGACTCACTGTGGCACGCTGTAAGATGGGTGAAGGCAATATGAGCATCGACGTGCGCGAAGATGGCGTGTGGTTTACCGCTGAAATGCCGAAGTGCGATCTCGGCAACCAGGCTCTTGAGATGATACGCTCTGGTGTATATACAGGCTGCAGCTTCGAGTTCTACTCAGGTGACTACACACGAGAGGTAAATAAGCTGTCTGATGGCCGTGACGACATCCTCATCACTCATACAAAGTTCGAGCGTGTAAGTGCGCTTACTTTGGGCATGGATCCAGCATATCCCACCACTTCATGCAGCGCACGCGAGTGGGAGAAGCTAACTCGTGATGAAGAGGAGCTGCTGAAGCGCCAGAAGGAGGAGGAAGAGGCAAAGCACCAGCAGGCACGCGAAGCAGAGGAGGCTGCACTAAAGCAGCAGAAGCTCGATGATGAATACAGGAAGGCAGAGCGTGCCCGAATGATTCGTGAAGGCGAACTCCGTGCAATGGCTACCAAATAGCACCTATCGACCGAATAATAGAATATTATTAACAATCAAAACAATTTTTAGACAACATGAAGAATCTTCGTGAAATCAACGAGAAGATGTCTCAGATGGAGGCTATTCTCAAGACCCGTGAGTTCAATGAGACCGAGAAGTCGGAGTATGCTGCACTCGAGCGCGAGTTCGCTCAGGCAAAGCGCGAGAACGAGATGCAGAACATCGAGGCTAACCAGCGCGAGCAGAAGCCTATGTTGAAGACCATTCAGCAGCAGATCCGCGAGGCTATCTCTGGCAACAAGAAGGAAATCCAGATGCGTGCCGTAACCACCGCAGCTAACTCAGGTGCAGCTGTTGTTGGTGAGGAGATTCAGGGTATCCTCGAGCCTCTCTACGCTGACTCTGTATTGGCTAAGGCAGGTGTTCGCTTCTACCCTGGCTGCCCAATGGGCGATGTAACCATCCCAGTGCTCGGAAAGGGCTCTGTAGCATGGGCATCTGAGACCGGCGCTGCACAGGATGCTGCACACGCATTCAGCGGCGTTACCCTAACGCCAAAGCGCCTCACCGCTTACACCGACATCAGCTTCGCACTGCTCAACCAGGACAAGAAGGGTGCAAACGAGGCTATCATGAACGACCTCTACAAGGCTATCGCTGACAAGCTCGAGGCTACTATCCTCGGCACCGCTGCCGGCTCAGGCACTCAGCCTGCTGGTATGCTCAACGGCGTTACTCCTACCGATGCTACTACCTTCGCTAAGCTCGTAGCTCTGGAGGGCACCCTCGACGCTGCCAACGTAGGCGCAAACCGCAAGTACATCGTTTCTGCAGGCGCTAAGGCTGACCTTCGTGGTGTGGCTAAGGCTGGCAACGCTGGCCTCGTTTATCAGAACAACGAGATCGACGGCACCCCTGCTCTCATGTCGGGCAACGTAGGCACCAACGGCACCTTCATCTATGGCGACTGGAGCAACCTCGCTATCGCTTCATGGGATGACATCAAGGTAACAGTTGATCCTTACACCCAGGCTGGTAACGGCTGCGTGCGCCTCATCGTGAACGCTTACTTCGACTGCAAGCCACTCCGCAGCAACGTGTTCGCTATCGGCCGCACCCGCACCATCGGCTAAGCCATTTGTTTAGGTAGGTGA